GAATCTTTTTTAACCTTACATTTAAAAGTTACAGTATATTCTCCCACTTCATTAGGTAGAGAAACAGAGCCTCTTATCGAGCTTACCTCGGTCGGTATGTCTTGTATTTTATCAAAATTACAAATCAAACCTTTCATTAAAGCTATCTTAACAAATGTTGATGTTCCGTCTAAGTCAGGACTAGAAACAGAATATTTTGCATAATCCCAGGGAGTTGTTAATTCTTTGTATTCTGAATTAAAAGGCATGTACATTGAATTTATATACTTTTCTATTCCTGTTGAAAATGTAATAATTTTACCAACAGATAATAATACCTCTTCTAGCAGTTCACGAACAGCTATGGACGGAATCATTAACCTATCCTTATTGTAGTCTAAATTCTTAATTCCTATAAGGTCAGCATATCCATAATTAATCCCTTTACCGTCTTTTCTTGGTAAAGATTGCATTAAAGATCTTAAATTTGGCCTTGTAAAATCAAAAGAATATTGATTTATAAAGTTGACATCATCAGAACTATTCGCATTACCTCTAATTAGACTATTGCCTATAAGTGAATTTAAACTAACACCATCTTTATAAACTACGAAAGAATAACCATTAGATATTTTATCAAGCTTAGCAAAGCCTTCAATCTGTACAAGTCCGTTTTCTAGAATTATAGCCACAGGTCTACTATTCTTATCCCATCCCCCAACCTCATTAATATTGAAAGCTGCTCCAAATAAAGCCGCATTATTTTGCGTGAATAGAACTTTTATAGGCTTAGAGAATGAAGTCTTTTTTTTAGAAAATTCCTTAACATCTCTAAACTGTTTTTTTATTTGAATAGCTGAAGTTTTCCCTATATCAACTTTGAAATTATCAATATAAACCTCTATGTTTTGATTGCTCATTATTTTTGAACGTTAAAATTAGCTTCATAACGGAACGTGACATTGTAGAAGATTAAACCGCTTTCTTTATCTCTTAAAATTGGAGCCGATTTGGTTTTAATATTGACAGGGTAATGTACTCCATCCCGTATAAGCTCAATCTTTGGAGAAATCCAAAAGTAACGAAGGTTTTTAGATTCATCCTCAGTCATCGATTCGGAAAATACTGTAAATTCTTGTTCTACATCCGTATTATAAAGAATTTGGCTATTATCATTTTCAAGATAATCCTTTTTAATCTTCAGTTTTTCACGCTCAGCAAGGGAGAAATTAATATAATCAGTTCCCCCATTATTATTGACGTATGAAAATCGATAAGGAGTATATCTATTATCGTCTTTAAGGATGATAATATCAATCTCCTCTACAACATACTGATTTACGTTATTAGGGATTCCTTGAGCCGCTGTGCTTGCATCAATTACTATTATTTCATCATCAACAATCTTTTGAATCGTTAACTCATCATTGCGGTGAATGTAGATTACACCGTTTCCGATGTAATCTACTCCCATATTGAAAGGTGTTAATGTTGGCATTAAATTAATGAATTAAATTGATTAATATTTATCTTCTTTTTAATATCCTCTCTAAGAATTCAGCAAACACAGGACTCATTTTATCCCTAAATCCTATCAAGTTAGGATGAACCCCATCAGTCACAAACTCGCCATCTTCGATTGTAAACCCACCCTTATTATTAGTAAATGACTGAACCCTTATATGCGTACATGTTGGCTGCAGTATTCCCTCGCGCGGGCCTCCTGTAAACTTATAGCCTAAATACTCATAAACAACCCCCGTCCAGTGATATTGTAGTATGTTTGCATTGACAGGCATAGCAAGCGTTCTATATTCTAAAACATCAACAGGGATATAATCAGCAATATAAGACCAATTTTCTGCATTCCCAGTAGCTCCTGATTGAATTATGAACCCATCGTTTATATCAATCCTCATAGCATCAATCCACGTCAAGCCATCATTTAATGGTGTTCTAGATAAATCACAATTAAGGTCTTTAATAAAACCGCAAAGTTTATGAAAGTCCAATAATGGCAAGCTGTAGTGACTTGCAATATCCCTAATTGTTTGCATTAGATCGATTTTATCATTATCATCCTGATCATATGGATAAGTCATCAAAAAAATAGAACTGTTTGTATATGTGTAAAGTGTTTTATGCCCCTCTATAATAGTAGCGTAAGCTCCCCATATAGTATTTGTATCTGTTTTTGTGGCAATACTCCCTAGCTTTTCCACCCATGTCGTAAAGGGTGCGTTCCCATCATTAAAGCCGCCCATAATTCCTAAAGCGTCTGAATCATTCATCTGGTCATATCTGTTAACCATGGCATCCACATCTGTAATAGTCAATGAATTATTTGCAACTCTTGTTCCTCCCTCTCCGTAATCCTTAAAATTAACCGCTTTATCCAAGCCTAGATAATTTGATCCGAAGAATATAAAGCCCCTGTCATCATCATATCCTAGTTGTGTGTAACTATCCCCTAACATGTTAATAATAATAGAAGGATCAAATTTTATAAGTTCTGAAATCGTACTGGCTTCAATTTCATCTTTTACATCCTGTTCTAAATCTTTTGATACTAATGAGACTCTAGCATAGTCATTTATTCTATCTACAGGGAAATAATTATTATCTGTAAAATAAAATTCTTCCCCTTCTTCGTAAGTTGACACATAAGGCTCTTTAGCAAAAACGCCTTCCCCTTCTGCGTATGGAGTCGCCCCGCCTATTAAAGATGGTTTCATTTCAAAACCAACTTTTTTAACGTCCTTAGTAGCATCAATAAGTAAAACTAACTGATAATAACCATCCGGAAGAAGAAAGCAATTCACTGAATCACTAAAGACCCTAATAAAATCAAAAGAATCGTCTGTATATGTTAACTTTCCAGAGAAAAAGAAATCAATACTTGCAATCGATTTCATCTTACAGGCTAAGATAAACTTAGTCCCAAGATCATAATTTAAATCATTGTTTTGGAATATACTAACATCAGGAACTTCATAGTAGATAAACCCATCATCTATTCTATCTGTATTGCCCTGCCATCCAGTAGTCCCAATGAGCTCGGGATTAGTTAATATATTTATAGATTTATTTTCAATTCCTATTTTAGCATTAGTCTCTGTGTTTTCAGTGTCTTGCTTAAGTATTTGAGCGTCTATGATTGCTGTATTTAAAGAAACGTTATTATCAACATCTCTTATTTTTGGCGAAAAAATAAAATCATTATTTAATTCATGCGACTCTAGTTCTGTAGTATTAAAAATAATATCAATAAAATTTAGCCAGTTTATAGTTAATCTAACAGTCACACCTCCGTCTGTATATTCTAAAACGTCAGCTAACTGATCAGGGTTTGTTGTTGGTGCTGTATAGATTTTATTAAAAAAATATACTTGTATATCGTTAGAATCTCTTATTTTAAACTGATATCCGTTAGCCGCATCTCTAACCCTAAACTCATCTATATAATACCTCTCTGTATTACTCAACCCCTCAAGAACTTTAAAATCAATTATACATTGCTCAAATTTTGATATATTAGGCGAAGTTGCAGTTGATGCAAATACGTTTACACGGCCACCCATTAACGCCGCTTTTATGTCATTTTCTGAGTTCATCAAAAAAGAATCATAAATCTTACCACCATTAACCGTTTCAGTATTTCCGCTTTCAACTTCGCCAGTTTTATTAAGATTAGACTTATCAATAATTTCATTTAATTTGCCTCTAATCTCAAGACCTCCGTCGTTGTTATCTATTTGTGTAATATCTGCCATTTTATAAAGTTTTATTATTAATTATCATTCCAAATATCAAAATCATTCCAATTTGCTGCATCATTCCAAACCTTATTGAATAGAGCTAAGAAAGAAACATCTTCACCAACTCCCATGTGTGGCAAAGCGTAAAACTCGCCATTATCTAAAAGGAGATTAAAGCATGTTCCTATTGTTCCAATTATATCATTACCAACTATTGAGAGCGTTGTGGTTCCTTCGTATCTCACAATATTAACCCCCGTAAGATCGGCAAAAATGAGCTTTGAATCGATACCATTGAACCAGCTTACTAATTGATTTGAATCTTTATAGGCATTATTCAGTATAAAGCCCTCATGAGCCTTATTTGTTTCCCTTGGTTGTAGTGCTCCATTAAAGAACAGTAAGCCTGTTACGTCCAAAGGATTCGCTAAATCAGATTCAATATTAAGTGAGTAGGTTTTCATTCCATTAGGCAAAGGAGAAACCCCAGGCAAAGCAATCTGTGAATAGATATAATTTTCCAGAAAATACCGAGCGTCAAATTCTGCGATTCCTAAAGGATTAGGAAATATTTTAAACGTGCCTGACACATCCCCCGAAAAAGTGAGCGTAAAGTGTGCCGCCCCTGCTTCGCTCATGATAAATTTATTATCACTAAAAACGGGACTTATTGCATCGGGCTGTTTTGAAAGTGTTATTGCCATATCATTATTTTTAGTAAAGATACAAAAATATGCTTTAAAACACATTTGATAAAATAACTGCACATGCCTATTGTAGTTCTGTAAAGTTTGCATATATTTGTAACAACAAACGGATAGATTAGCACTTAAAATAAACGACATGTCAACTCAAGACCAAATAACTTACTCAGAAGTACAATTAGAAAGATGTGAATCAACCTTGAAAATGTTCATGAGAAAATTCAGCGAGGGTAATAAGACTTTCCCGTTTGAAAGACAAATGCACATTATTAATAGTTGGACTGATGCTGTTGATGGTCATAAATTGGCAATTAAAACTTTAACTAAAAAACTAAATTAATATGCTGATAATTGTAGGATGTGAAGAAAGTCAAGCAGTTACTAAGGAACTGAGAGCAAAAGGGCACGAAGCTTATTCGTGCGACATTAAACCATGTTCGGGTGGGCATCCTGAATATCATTTGCAAATGGATGTTTTTGAAGCTATAAAGCTAAAGAAATGGGATGCTGGCATATTTTTTCCTGATTGTACTTATTTGACATGTAGCGCAGAATGGGCATACAAAGAGCCGCCTTACCATCAAAAAGTGAAGCCTGAAACATTAACGGGACAAGCTAGAATTATTGCTAGAATGAATGCTATTGATTTTGTTAAACGCTTGTGGAATTGTGGCATTGAAAAAATTGGTATTGAAAACCCAGTGGGCGTTTTGAGTTCTAGATGGATGAAGCCAACACAAACAGTACAACCTTATCAATTTGGAGATAACGCAAGTAAGAGGACTTGTTTATGGCTCAAAGGGTTTCCAAAGCTAGTAGGAACTGATTTTATTCAACCCAGAATAGTTAATGGTCGTAAATTATGGAACAATCAAACCGATAGCGGACAAAACAAACTACCGCCAACTAAAAACAGAGCCGAATTAAGAAGTAAAACATATATAGGAATAGCTAAAGCAATGGCAGAACAATGGACTAAATAAAAGAAAGCCACCCTTTAAGGTGGCTTTTCTTATTTCTTATTTTCTAAGCTCTCTAAATCCAAGCCTTCAATCACATCAATAGCTAAAGCATCAGCAAATCGAGTATCGTATTTTGGATAAAGATCTAAGAAGAGATTCAAGAACGGCCTTGCTTCAATCCCATCCCTCGCAATTTTAAAGTTTACCGGGTATGTTGCCGTATTGAATCCTTGTTTATTATGCTCGCCACCGTTAAAACCTCTCCTATCGCACCAATCGGATATTACTTGAACGGGTGCAAACTTACCTGGCTTCCTTCCTGAGTCCACAAACTCACCATAAAAGGCCATGTAGACATTTAAGTCACTACTTTGACCATCCGTAACAATCTCTTGTCTTAGTGTGTCCTGAAGGTTTTCTAAGCCGTATTCGTCCATCTTAGAAGATAAGACCTTTATTGCCTCGTCTCCGTAATCCTGTTGGACTTTTTTAACTTCTTTAAATTCTAGCATTATTTAAATGGTATTGCATCCTGATTCCTTGCTGCAAAGAAATGTAATTGGATATCGAAAGTAAAGCCTAATGAACTGTCCATTGTTTCCCCCTCGATAGGTTTAGGGGTATTCGAGGGTTCAATCTCACACCAAAATCCATATTCACGTTTATTATCTTCGAACGTAATAAGGAAGTCATACATTATTTGAACAGCTCCCGAATAAGCATTTATCAAATCCTCATCATTACACTTTTGCATGTAGATATAAATAGGAACAATAGGATTTAGTGTTCCGCTTTTAGGCTTCACGGTGCTTATTCTCCATGCTGCATAAAGTAACGGATAAGTGTTATTGTCTGAAGAACCTTTATACTCCATGCCTCTGTATTGATTCAATACTGCATGATTTTCAACGAACAGCTTAAAAGCCTCGTCTATTTTCTTAATATTGGAACTCATCGTATTATTTCCCATTAGTAGTCCCCCGTATAAAATCCAAGTCCCTTGTTGATTGTAGTCGCGTCTGTGCCGCCTTCGCTTGTGTCGTCATATAATGGATAAGTATCTAAATTAGCTCTTAAGAACTTAGTTAAACGCTCTCCATAGGTTCCAATATACTCACTCATTTCTGAACGAAGCTCCTTTATTTCCTTTACAGATAAGATTTGTTCTTTATCTATGTCAGATTTAGAAGTTCCAGTGTTGTTAAATCGGTAAATCAAGACCGTTACAATCTTGTGTTGAACTGCTGACAATAGAAGTTTTCGAACATGATGATCTAAAAGAGTTTTGTATTTATCCTCTAAAGTGTCTGCAATTACCTGATCGTTTATCACATCAAGCATGATTGAGCCTAAAAGCGGCTCTAAAATCATATCTTGGACTAAGATCATTGTATTATTGATTTTATCGTCCGACACATTGCTATCTAAGCTTGTGCGGTCTCTAATCTCTTGTGCTGTAATGTATAATACTTGTTTCATAATTAAGCTTTATTTTCTTTTGGTACATCTTCAATTATCTCTTCACCATCCTCTTTTTGTTCTGCAAATACATTCATCTGAGGAACTAACTTAAGAAGAGGCCATTTATTAACTCGCATTATTTTATTAATCATGCCTACCAATTTATCCTGGTCAGGTTTGATAATGTTTGCCTGGAATAAATCACTTAGGCTGTCAAGATCTGAACTATTCCCAAGTCCTCCAACGGGTGCAATTCCAACCAATGTGGGAGATGTTACGCCGTGAGCAGAAAGAATCTTTTGCTGAGTTTTTATATTAACCTCTGTTAGTATCTTAGATGCTCCACTAGCATCTATAGGAATAATCCTAACGCTTCCTTTGCCTTCGGAATTTGTGAATGTAACAAGTGGTTTGCCTGAAGCAATTGCACCTGTATGTCTGGCTAATAACAACTTTGCAGCCTGATTTTGCAAGATAGGATCAGTAATACCATCAATCTCTATAATATATTGAGCTGCTAATTTTCCCTCTAAACTATTAAATGCAAAACGATCACTTTCAATATCTGTTTTAATGACCATCGTTGCAGCCGAATAGAAAGGCACAGGATAATAAACGGAATCAGGTAAGTAATAACCATCAAATATTATTTGCGTTCTACTCTTAGAATCTAGTTTTACTAATCCCTCTAGATCGAGGTCTTTAAGAGCTTTAGCGTATGCTTTTTTATTATTGGCCGCTTCGGTAGAATCGAAAACAGGAAACAATAAACGGTTCTTATCTTGTCTCTTTGTCCAATCTTCTGAATGCAGATAACCCACAACTTCGCCATATTCATTTAATTGGGCTAATGATCTTAATTTCATCGCTGAAACGTGCTTCATGTATTGAACCCTTGACCATGTAGAATCCCAAGTAACGAAGAAAGCACCGCCGCCAAAGAATTCAAGATCTTGCCCAGACTCCCAGCTATTCGCTTTTAGAGAATTGTCCCTTCCATCTGCATTTTCGAGAAAGTCCTTTTGTTCTTGTGGCATTACGTCTTTATCGTCTGCAACATCAAAGCCTTGACCGATCACTTGATTAGTTTTAGACTTCAATATCATACCATGCAAAGAACTGTTTTTAATTAATTCTAGTAACATAGTCGGATATCTATCATCACCTTTGTGGCCCCAAGGAACCCATTTATTACGCCCCTTTTCGAAAGTTGGCGTGAATTTATTGTCTACTGCTGAAAGTTCAGCGTAAAAGTTTACTGCATCGCTCATTTATAGTGATTTATAAAATACATACTCTACTTTTTCGGGAAAATATTGCACAATCTCAAAGGTTTTAACGGCCTTTAGTTCGTATTGATTCGTTTGAATAAGATCGTCTGGATTCATCTCTGTTAATCCAGAAGTTTCAGAAGCGTAAAACTCTAAAGAACCTCTACCTATTGGGATTCCTGAATCCTCAAGAACTAAAAACTTACTGTAGTTAGGAATATAATTAGACAGGTTTGCAAGCTCTAAAACCTTACTATTCGTCTCCGTTGAATCGATAAACTTTAAGTAATAATTAACCGCTAAGACTGGAATGTCTAGGAAGTAACTAATAGTCACAAACGTATCATCATTATTATTAATTAGAATCATTTTTTCAATCTTAAATTAACTCGCGTGAACTCGTGCAAGCTCAGGTTAAAGGTACGAAAAATATTAATAGCATGTTTTGTAACACATTAAACGATTTTCATGTTAAATTATAAAGGGGTAGATTTGTTGATAACGCATTATGTATGAATAGTTAAAATTGCGATTATGGAAGATGCAATAAAGGTTTTTAATACCAAATTAGTAAGAAAAACAAGGAAGAAACACGAGTGCTGGGGTTGTGGTAAAAAACAACCTAAAGGGAGTGAAATGGTAAATACTACTTTTTCTTACAATGATAGATTAGTTAGTGTTTATCATTGTGCAGAATGTAAGTAATTTTTATTATTTATACACCTTGTTGTATGTCTTTTTTAATTGCATACAACACGAAAGGAAGTAGGCGTGCGTAGCATGACATTTCCTAACTGTTACAATATGTTTTACAACATACTAACAGAGGATTGGAATTAAATCTAATCCTCTATTTTTACATCGAATCAAAATTGTGATTATGAAAAAGATATTATTTAGAGGTAAAACTGAAGATGAAGGTAGATTCATTTCAGGCGGATCGCTTGAGCAGTTGACATGTAGTACAAGAATTAATGGTATAAATGTTGATTCTGAAACAGTCGGGCAATTCATAGGATTAACCGATAAGAGCGGGATTAAGGTGTTCAAAGGTGATATTGTTTTTGTAAACGATGGATTCATAGGGAAGAAAAGAGAGATTGTTTGGATCGGAAAAGAGCATGGATGGGGATATAAGACTCTTGAGAATGTAACTAATGCGGCAAATAAAAACATAATGGGACTTGAGAGACTTATACAATTTCACAGGGTTGATGATATTGAAGTAATCGGAAACATTCACGATAATAAATAATCATGACTAAAGAAGAACAAATAGAGAAGTTGGAACTCGCTGAGGTTATTTTCATTGCAAGCATGGAAGGTTTACCTGCTTACTCCGAATCTATGCCGTGCTTTCATGCACCTCATTACAGACTCATAGAGGGCGTGGTAAATGGAATAGAGAGAAGAGTGTCGTTTACATATGATACTATGAAAGGAAAGCCTGTAATTTATATAAACTCATGTTTCCCACGTGCAACTCAAGAATTAACAATCATTCAGTTTTATGAGTGGATGGATAAGCCTCACAGAATAATGATGCAAGATCAAGGAACATTTTAAAACTTTATAAAATGAATGAATTTTCAGAAAGTTCACCGAATGCTTTGATTATATTTTGTGCTATATTTATGATTTACTTAATTGCATGGGCATTGTCAAGTAATTTTAAAAGAACATTCAAGAATAGGAAGGATAAAAAATAAAAACTATATTTGTGCAGTGCTTCTAGCGAGTATGTTGTTTTTCGTTTTGGGTTTGCGCCGTTCATTTATTTGGGCGGCGTTTTTCTGTTTTAAAACATATAATTAATCTGAAAATAAAACCGAATACATTTGATATATCGGAAATAAAAACAGATATTTGTATAGATAAAAAATGTAACACAAAAGTAAATTTGCGTTGAGGAACGAAATGAAATTTAATAACTGTTACGAACCCAAAAAATAAACACATGAAAAAAATTGAATTTACAGACCGACAATTAGTGATAGCAGATGTAGTACTTTCTAATTACGACACAGGTAAGCCTATTGGTGAGTTTCTTCCAACTGAATTATCTGAGATTACCAACCTCGTGAGTATAGCTCTTAAAAGTCCAAATGGCTCTTCTATATCAGTAAGTTATACTGAGACAGTCGTCACCCCTGCAAAGGCACTCGAGAAGGTAGACGAAAGAAAAGAGAAAGCCAGAGAGGAAAACGAAAAAGAAATAGCAAAGCGTATGATTTCAGAGCTTGAAACTAAGTGCGAAGGTTACGAATCTACAATAGAGGCTTTAAGGAAAGAAGCTGAATCGAGTAAATAGATTAATTAAATTGAATAGTTTTAACCTAAAAAAGTAAAGTCATGAAGAATCCCTTTTTTATGGTGTATCTCGAAGGAGAAAGAACACCAGTATTTAAGCATGAAGACGTAGACAGAGCAACAACTGAAGCACAAAGGCTCGCAAGAACGCACAGAAAGAAAGCTTTCGTATTGTGCACAATCAAGTCAATCGAGCTTGACGAGTTTAAGACTGAAGATTTAAGACCTAATAAAGAGGATGACGATTTTCCATTTTAACCTAAAATAAGAGAGATGAAAACACAAACCGCTTACAAAGTAGAACATCAAGATGTATTTTGCATTGTGTTCTTATTATCAGATGCACTTTATTTAATTAATGAAGAGATTTATAACAATTATACTAAAGGATTAGAGCCTTTTGTTTTTCAATTATCTGTTATTCAAATGACAGAAAAAGAAATTGAAGATCTTGGAGAATTTGAGGGATTTTAAGACATACAAAATAAATAGAACCAAAGCCCCAAATCAGGGGCTTTTTTTATGTCCTCGATTTTCTTAACTTTACAGGACTAAAACACATGATCATGACCAAAAAGAAGACACCTAAAAAAGACAAGAGACTCGATTTAAGGCAGCAAAGATTCTGTGAAGAGTATATTATAGATTGGAACGGAACAAGGGCAGCAATCGCGGCTGGATATACTAAGCGGTCATCTAGAACTCAAGCGAGTAAGTTGTTGACAAAAGGAAACATTAAGGAGTATATTTCAGAATGTAAAAATAAGATTGAAGAGCTTGCAGGAGTTTCAAAACTTCGAGCGTTGAAGAAGTTGTCGCAAATAGCATTCGCAGACATTACAAAAGCTTATGATGATAATGGAGTTTTAAAGCCATTCGATAAAATGCCTGATGATGTGAAAGCAGCATTCGAGGGAATCACAACACTTTCCATAATGCAAGGTAATGCAGAATTAGAGAGCTTCAAGGTATCTTCAAGCGTTGGAGCCATGAAGGAATTGGCTAAACTGTTAGGATGGTATGCAGCCGAAAAAGTAGATCTTAATGTCTCTTATGATATCGAACTTTAATGTCTCCAATTAAGCTACATATAACTAAATCAATGTATCCTGAGCAACGCGATTTTGTTCGGGATATCTTTTCAGGTAAATACGCTTTCGTTTCAGCAGACGCAGGGAGACAGGCTGGCAAATCTTATGCAGAGGACAGAGCAGGTATAGGTTTATCTTTAAGACAAAAGAATCAATCGATACTTTGGATAACTCCATCACACGATCAATCAAGAGATGCGTTTGAAAGGATAGAGTTAATTTGTATTGAAAAACACATTTCAATCAATGCGGTAAAATCCCCAGGTGATAGGCATATTCTATTTACAGATACAAATTCAAAGATTCATTTTAGATCCTCAGAACGATTCGACCTGCTTAGGGGTAAACATCCAGACTATTTGATCTTAGATGAGTTTGCATTCTTTAAACCTGGTGCATGGGAAAAAGCCTTGGCCCCTTATATGATTGCGAATAAAGATTTAGTCGTAGTCGCCGTATCTACTTACCAGGGTAAAAATGATTTTTGGAAGTTCATACAGTCGGGTAAGAATCCAAAAGAAACAATGTACGTTAGCCATTCACTTCATTACTCTATGAATCCAAAGGCTAATATTCCTTTCATTATGGAGCAAAAAAAGAAGCTACCTAAGGCTGTATTCGATCAGGAATACGAGGGTGTTTGTGTCAGTGGATCCAGTTCTGTGTTTGGATCATTCGAAAAAGCTCAGACAGTTATTAAGTATTCAGAACCTGTTAACGGCGAAAGATATTTCTTTGGGATCGACTGGTCAGGTACAGGAGAGGATAAGACGATCTTAACCATAATAGATAGCAAAGGGAAAACAATGTTTATCCATGAGGTTAAGGCGTTAGAAACACCCGACCAAGTGACTGAATTGATACCAATCATTGAGAAGTGGGGAGCGTGTGGGTATGGAGAGGCTAACGGCTTAGGCGCTTCGGGTAATCAGTATTTAAGAAAGGCAAGTTTAAACGTTTACGATCTGCATAACGATAATAAAACAAAGCAGCTTTTAGTATCAGAAATATTAAAGGACATTGCAGAAAATAACGCTCAACTACCTGAGGCGGTTGTGTGTCCTGAATTAGATAATGAAATGAGTCTATACCAAGCGATGAGAACTAAGACAGGGCTATTAACATACTCGCATCCATCAGGTGGTCACGATGATTATATTGATTCGTGGATGATTGCAAATCATGCTAGACATGACAATCTAGGCCAATTCTCACCCGTGAACACAGAAGATATCTACAGCAACATCGGGAACGGTTCAGATTGGTACTAAAAAAAGCCTCGTTATTAGCGAGGTTTTTGTTTTTAATTATTCTTTGCAATTATCTGCGAGGTATTGATAACACTCTTTTTTAGTGCCTATAAACTTACATCTCAATTCACCATCTTTATAGAGATTACTAAGATCAAAAGAACCATTACAAAACTTATATTCGCCATCAGGATTAATAACATGACTATATTTGTCACCATTAAAATATTCACGACCATACTGATTGACATACAGAGGCTTCTTAACTATCTCTGCCCATTTGCCTGTTTCTTGATCGAACAAAATAGTCCTACATCCGTCAATAACATCACCGTGACGATGAGTGGTTATTTTCCCTTTAAATGTAAATTCTTTATCACAGTTTAAGCATGGAGATTTAATAATATCACCTTCACTATACCTCTTTTCAGCCTCACCAATCAAAAGTGATTTAACTTCTTTCATGTCGGCTTGTTGCATCATTTCAGGACTTCTAACTTTAATGCCACAAACCCATTCACCATCAGTATCGAAACCAGCGAAGTCATTATTACCTATCTTAAGATATGCTGTATCGAATCCTTTAGTATTCCACCACTCCCCGACCTTAAGGGTTGGCTTTTCTTCTTTAATTCTACAATCTAAACTTATAGTCACTGAATCCTCAGCAGCTTCCAAGGCTTCAATCGCTCTATCAATTACAGGACTGTAATTCCCTTTTAATTCTTCTCTTTCATTGATTGGGAAAATCTCTTTGCTTGTTTTCATTTTCTAAATATTAAAGATTAATTATTATTCTGCAATATACGCATATTATATTTAAGAGTGGTATGTTTAAGAACATATACCTATCTTTGAATAAACCAAAACGTCTAACATGTTTAAATTCTCAGTAGCTGGCAAGAGCTACCAACTACCCCAGACTCAATACGAGATATCATATAGTGAAGGAATGCAAATACTAGAGCTTGAAAAGGCCTATGGTGGCATTAATTCAGCTTATAAATTGAGAGTCTTGGAGATGCTTTCAGGATGTGACACGCTAAAGGATGTTGTAGACGAAGAAATAGACGCTATATTTTCGGGACTTCCTTTATTCTCAGGCAATACAAATATAATTCTTAGCGATGTAGTGAAGATGAACGGTTCTAGGTATGGACTAATCGACTTAAACGACATAACAGCTCAGGAATACATAGACATTGAAAGGCTTTTGGATGCTGTTGAGGACTTAAATCTCACATCTTCTTCTCTTGCAGCTATATTTTATAGACCGGTTGAAAGTATCCGGATGTCATTCTTGCACCGGTTAATCAATTTAAGGTTCCGGTTTATTAAATCAGTATTTATTAAACCGGTGGCATGTTCCGGATATGAGTTGACCGGATACAATCTAAAATACTCAGATAAAAGAGTAGATGAAGTGGAGAAGTATTTCAGCTATGGGAATTGCTTATCGTGCCTAGCTTATTATCTCCATTGGAAGCAAGCCCTTTCAAAAGAGTACCACCAGATTTTCACACAGCCAGACGAAAAGAAAGAGGCACCGAAAAAGGATGTAAAGAAGAAAGAAAACCTTTCGACTCGTTGGGGCTTCGAGCATCAATTAGGAGTGCTTACAGAGTATGATAGAATCAAGATGAATGATTATGCTGATATGAATATCAAGAAGGTCATGAAACACCTGTGTTATACTAAAGAAGTTTATTTGGATAAGAAAAACAACCAATAAAAAACCTCACTTATGGGTGAGGTTTTAGGTTCTATTAATATCTCTTACCGTGCATCCTGTCACGAGTTTTATTATATTTAAGCTTCTGTTCAATATGCCACTCTAAATCTATTCCTCTAGCACCACATAAATCAAGAATCCTAATTACTGTATCTGCGAGTTCATCTTCGAATGTGTCTTTAATTTGATTTTCAAAAGCTCTAATGCAATACCTCGGCGATGTGTCTTTAGGGTCGTCTAGATCCTCTCTCATATCATCATCTAGATAAGCAAATCTATCTTTTCTATCTGCCTCCATAGCTTCAGCCAATTCACTAACACAAAGCATTAACAGAGTACCTGTCTCTCTTGGATTATCCCAAAAGCCTTTTTCTTTTGCAGCCTGATGTATTTCGTTAGCCGCTTCATTTAGTTTTAGATTCATATCTTTTTTATTTTCCCTCTCGGGTGTTAGTTAGATTATATTTTACGAATAGTGTTACCGAACAGCCAATCATTAACTTTTGATATACTCCCGTCTTTCTTTGCTTTCTTTAATGTTGGGATTACGTCATCCGTATTTGGGTATCCTCCAATTTCAAAACCTACAACATAAGCAATCCTAATCTCTTCTGGATACGGAATAATATCATCCGACCCTAATCGCCTTAGATTCCTAGCAGGTGTAATTATCTGAATTTTTTCACCTACTTGCAAATCATTGTGATTAGAATCCATATACTCATCATTAAGCATGTTCAATTCATGCTTTAACTTTTCGATACCTGTATTTATCTCACATCGTCTTTCCTGATAGCATTTCTTTTTCATCCTATTTTGTATTAGTTAATATTCTGCAATATAAACAGAAATACCCATTATATCAAATATTAAAAACATGTTATAAAACATTCGTACCTTTAAACAAAACTTTAAATCAATGATATGGCTGATAAAGAGGTAAAGCTCACGCTCAAAGTCGATGCAAGCGGAGCGATAAAGGAAACCAAAACCTTAACTACTGGAATAAAGGAGGTCGATAAGGCTCAGGAAAAATACACCAAGAGCCTAACAGAGAATGCCCAGACTGTTAGAGATGTGAATAAGGCAGGTAAGGCACTTGTGAAGCAAAAGGAATTAGAGAGGCAAGTTGCAGACACGGCCACAGGGTCATACGACAATCTAAGCGCGCAGTATCGATTGAATGTTATTCAATTGAATGCAATGGGCAAGGCTGAACGTGAAACAACCGAACACGGTAAGAAGTTAGAGTCTGAAACTTTGAATATCAGGACAGCTATGTCTGATGCTAAGAAAGCAACAGGAGATAATACGCTTGAAGTCGGTAATTATTCAAGTGGCGTACAGGATGCTCTTGCACAATCTGGCTTATTCGGCAAATTATTAGCTATTCAAACTAAAGTCCAGGGGGCTTATGCTAAAGCTCAAGCAGCAAGCACAGCAGCAACCAAGGGAGGAACTACAGCAACAAAAGCATTAGGGTTTGCATTGAAAGCAACAGGAATAGGTTTAATCGTTGCGGCAGTTGTGTTGTTAGTTAAGGCATTTGCATCCACTCAAAAAGGAGCTGATAAACTTAATAGCATTCTTCAGCCATTAAAGGGAGCTTTTGAATCTATAAAAGGAATCATTCAGGATTTAGCCATGAATGTTTTCGGGCAACTACAAGCCCGTTGGACGCTGGCAGTTGAGGCCATAGCTTTAGGCGTTGCCATGATTCGATTAAAATGGAATCAATTAACAGGTGACACGGAAGAGGCAGCCGAAATAATGAAGGAGATTGAGGAGCGCACAAAGGCAATTGCTGACGCTCAGGATAAATTGAATGTGCTAAATAAAGAAGGTGCTGAGATTTGGAAAACGTCATTGTCTAGAATCAAAGAGGGTGCAGAGACTCAACAGAGAATATTTGAATTAGGCATTGAAATAGAGAGGCTTGATATTGGTACGTCTAAGAGAAAGGCAGAGATAAACGTACACCTAAGAGAGCAGCAAACTATATCGAAAGATATAAGCTTATCCACAGAGGAAAGATTAAGGGCCACAAATGAGACTATAAAAGCCACTGAAGATTTGGCAGCTATAGACCTTGCTTTATTTGATAAGAGAATAGAGAAAATGAAGCTTGAGCAGTCATTTAACGACACATCAAGAGAGGAAGAAAAGGAGCTATCCGACCTTGAGGCCGAAAGAATAAACAGGAGCGCTCAACAGTCTCAACAGGCCATGAAATTTATTGCAAGAAAACTGGCATTAGAAAAGAAAGCAATAACTGATATCACAAAGGCTGAAGACGAAGCGGCAAAGATAAAATTAGAATCTGAAGAAAAGGAGCTACAGCGTATTGAATCTTTTGAGAAAGTTAAAATGCAACTTCAGCAAGATTTAGCACTTGAAGCCACTGAGTCAGACGAAGAAAGGGAGATTTTGAAAGCTGAACAGGATGCAGAAAAGAAAGAATTAGAACTCGATCAAATGATTCTCGAAGCTGAAGAGCGCACAGAATTAGAGGCTTTATTATTGGAGCAAAAAGAAAATACTCTTCAAGGTATTCGGGATAAATTCGGTAAAAAGAAACTTGCAGAACAAGAAAAGTTAGATAAAGCAGAATTAAAATCAAAGGAGAAAAGCCAAAAGGGTATTCAATCAGCCTTAAATGCAGGACTAGCAGGTCTAACAGCCATATTTGGAAAGTCTAAAGCCGTTCAAGTAGCTGGAATTATAGCAGAAAAGGCTCAAGCCATTGCAAGTATAGGCATAGCCACGGCCAAATCATGGGTAAAGAACACGGCACAAGCCACGGCAGCAGCTCCACCGCCTTTAAACGTTCCTTTGATTGCAGTTGCAACAGGTCAGAATATCGCAACAGGAATCATGGCAGGCGCTCAGATAGCCACCATTGCAGCAACAACCAAGTTTAAGGATGGTGGGCCAATTGGCGGTAGTCTTCATGTAAACGGGGGGACTATAATAGAAGCTGAACAAGGCGAATTTATAAGCAGTCGTGCAACTATGAACAACCCCCAACTCTCAGGAATAGTACAGGCGGCTAACGATGCAGGGAATAAAGGTGAGAGTCTTAGTATGGGAATAAGCAGGGAGGAAGCATTAGAGCTTATTAAAACAGGCATAGAATCAACTCCTGTATTTGTTTTAGAGCAAGATATAACCGATACACAAAGAACTGTATCAGTTCGTGAATCAGAATTTAACGGATAAAAGAAAGGGAGCTTAAAGGCTCCCTTTTCTGTTTATCTCTGTATTGTTTTTATTAAGAATTCAGCCTCACATTCTGGACACTCGAAATACTCTTCGACCTTATCCCAATCGCTGAATATTAATTGAGTCATCTCGCCTTCGTCATCATTTTCCAGCAGATCAATATGCTCGTTGCAATATGGACAGTATGTTGTTAATTCAAAATCCGTATTTGCAATAGTCTCCTTGATCCTTGTTTCAGATGTCTCTAAATGACTTTTGATTGTGCTTAATAAAGCCTCAAATCCTTCCTGAATAAAAGTTTCATCATTAAATCTTTTATCATGCCACGTAAACAAGTCGGTCTCAGACTCCAAATAGCTATGATCTATAATTTTAATATTCTCTTTTACTATTACGGAATCAACGCTTGATAATTGTTCACAAATCTTATCTAATATTTTCATTTGTTCTATCCTCCAAGTTTTTATCGGTCTATCTTTCATTGCGATTAATGTCATTATTACCGTGATCCAAGAAAGACCGATATAAATAATTGTCCAAACATCAAAGTTCTTTTTGCCAATCAAAAAGTAAGCTAGAACGCACCCTACTAAGTAAAAAATTGTTCCGATATTTTCTAATACTAATTCTTTCATGATTATTTGTTTTGGTTTATTCTGTAAATATAACAGATATAAATCTAAAAAGCAACATGTTGCATAACATTAAAAAAATGTTTAAATTTATACCAAATATTAAAAGAATTTACATGCCACTAAAACGATACATAGCAACATACAATAAAGATAATAAGATTGTCCTATCACAAGTTGATAAGCCAGCTATGGAAGGCGTTAACGTTTATCTAAGCAAAGAGGACTTTCCGAAAATGGAAGTCGCATTATCTGAGGAAGGCGATAAGCAAATAATCTATTGTGTTGCATTGTCTCCACATATTGAGGTTTACAGGAATGAAATCTTTGGAGATAAGGGTTCTGTGATATGGCCTGCTGATGTTATTGAATTAACAGCAAATGATTTTATCACACAAGGGCAAACATTAGGCGGAACACTTGACCACTCAGAAAAGACCAATGATATTAGAGTTGTTCAGTCATGGGTGGTTACTGATCCCGAAAATGATAAGGCTATTGCTTTAGGTATGGAGAATATCAAAGGCGGTGAATGGATAGTAGGTCAAGAGGTTTTAAGCGTTGAGCTTTGGGAAGAGTGCAAAGCAGGTAATTATAACGGAATATCAATTGAAGGTATGTTTGGAATGGTTCAATTATCAGAACAGAAAAACACCTTCGAATCATTAATAAATCAATTTTTAATTAACAAATAAGCAAATGAATTTTAAAGATCTATTTAATTTCAGAATGTCGGCACACGGCAAGGCTTTAAAAGGAGACAAGACGGATAAGGATCTAGAAGTCTCATTAGCTACCGACACGCTTGAGGACGGCACAGTCTTAGAATATGAATCACTTGAAAAAGAGATTGAAGTATTCATTATCGTAGAGGGTGAAGACCCAAAGGTCGCAACCGATAAAACCTACACCCTTTCAGATGGTCAAAAGATCGTTGTGGTTGATGGTAAGATTTCTGAAATCATGCCAAAGGAAGAGGAAGAAACCGAAGATGTTGAGCTTTCGGAAGAGCAAAAGAAAATTGTTGCTGTATCATTGGCTTTCGACATAACAGCCTTGGAGAGTCTTGTTAATTTAAAGGTTGACGGATGGCATACTATAGAGTTTAGTGTTACTGATGGGATTGTCCAATGGGCTGATCTTAGATCCAATACGGTAAAGGCTTTATTGTCTGAACAAGTTGATCCTGTTAAACTCGAATTAGCAAAGGAGAAAACAAAAGTCGTTTCCTTGGAAACTGACAAAGTTAAGTTGTCGGATGAGGTTAAGGTGTTGCAAAAACTTAACGATCGAAAAAATCCACTTGAAAAAGGAGTAAAGCTGGATGAGGAGAAACCTAAAACAGCTTATGAAATCGAGCTAGGTTTATAATTAATTATTAGAAATTTTTTAAAACAGTATATTATGGCTTTTAATATTGACAATGCAACTGATGTAGTTGTAAACAAATCCGACAGAGTACTTGTTGAAGCGGTAAAAGATGTGCAAGCACATTCAATTATCGGAATGGAATCAGACGTAAAAGGTGCAGCAAGAAGACCTGACATCTTAACTGATGGCACAGTTTTTAAAGAAGGTGATTTTGATGGCACAAATGATGGTGGCGTTAAGATTGAAGATGTTCTTTTTGAGAATGCGCTATTCACATCAGAAGAGAAATATCAAGTCGCAAAACTTGAGTCAACAATCATTAAGCTTTCTAAAAAGCGCGGTGTTAACCCTGACGACTTCCCTATTGAGGATGCGGTTTTAGATATCAAGAAAAATGATATATCTCGTCAGTATGACAAAGCAGTATTTTTGGGTGACTCTGCCGATACTGGAAAAACTCTTTCTCATTTTGTTGATGGTCTTGTTAAGAAAATTAAAGCCTCAGCAGCTTTAAACGTTGATGCACCAACAGCATTAGTAAACGTTAAGCGATCAGGAGTCGCAGCATCAGCGTTTGCGGCTGGTACTGTAATTGCAAAAGTTCTTGCTTTCGTGAATAAGTTTAAATCTACTTTTAATGGAGTGGATGATCTTGCAAGAGATCTTGATGGCGAAATGATTAGTGTTTATATTTCTCCTTCTCAGTTTCAAATTTGGTTCCAAGCCACTTATGGAACGGCTGGCGTAATCAATGCGAACACTTTAAATAACGGTAAGCTTCCAAAAGAAGCAATGCACCCTTCATTTAATGGTGATGTTAAAATGGTTGCTGTTGATGGTATGAAAGGTTCAAATGAAATGTTTGCGGGTATGCCTGAAAACTTCAATGAGGTAGTAGACGGTGACGCTGAATCTGACTTTATGACTATGCACTTTTCGAAAGATCAGGAAGCTTTCTTATTGCATACAGCTATGAGATTGGGAACTAAGATTATTCACTTGCAAGATGTTCTTTTGCAGGTTGTGTAATCACCTTAATTAATATTTCAAGCCTCTCTACAACAGAGGGGCTTTATTTTTAAATCAAATAAATTTTATAATATGCCATCATTTATAAGTGAAGCGAATGACTTGCCATTACAAGCAAGGGGTGAGTATTCAGGTATTGAATATTTATTAGTAGCTGACAAAGCTAGTTTGGTGTTAGAGCCAGACGAGGACACAGGATTAATTGGAATTACAGCAGTAGGTGCATTGGTTTTAACCGATGAATTTAAGCGCGTAGATCCTACTAAAGATTCAGCGTCTTTAATCGACACTGGGACAGGTGCAAGAGCAACAGGAACCAATACACGTATTCCAGTAGCCTTATTTAATTACGAAGGACATGAGAATGAAGTTCGTAAATTGTCGGCTGCATTAGCTAAAACAAATTCGTTTGTTGTGGCTGTTTATTGGGAAGGAAACGCCAAGGCAGCAGGGGCAAGAGTCGGAATGACTTTAACAAGCGAGGTTGACACGTCAGGTCAAGCACCTGACGACTTCAGCGGTGCAACTTTTACGCTCACAGGCTCAGAGCCTAAGAAGATGTACACTGTTGAAGATGCAGTATTAGAAACACTTCAAGCAGCACCTTGATAAATTAAGCATTAAAAAAGCCTCTCAGAAATGAGGGGCTTTTTTTGAGCCATTAAAACGCACTTTATCTTGGTGTTAACGGTCATTATTCCGCTAATGGGTAAGATACTATCTCTTTAATATCTCCTATGTTATAAGCTTGGTTGTGTCCGTATAATGATACCTCACCTAATGGCTCACATACGCCACTCACACATTGTATGTTTCCGTAACCAACACATCCACTGCTTCCATTCATGTAAACAGTGCATCCAGTAGTTAATTTAGAAGCTCTCGCACTCCCACATAACGAACCGTTAACAACAGGTAAATTTAAACCTTCGCTTCTAGTTCTCGATTCAATACCTAGTCGTTTTAAAATTAAATCAATTTTAAGTAAAATATAAACAATCCCAAGTGTATTCAGTACTACTAAAATTAATATTAGAAACATATTTTTAATTTTTAAGTTACATTATTTACTCGTTTTAAAATTATCTGTTATTGTCATGTTAAAACTTACCTTCGCCCATTACAATTGCATTGATGATTCGTGAAGTCTTAAAATATCGTACACTTCACCTTTGTTTTTGAAAATAAACTCTCTTGCTTGCTGCTCTGATAAATGGGAATTAAAAGAGGATCTTTGGTGGGAATATTCCCCGATATTCTGAGCTGATTCAATGCTTTGATTTATCGTATCTTCATTATAATTATGCTCTATGGCGTATAGATCGTAACATTTAGCCGTAATTCCTTCAAGGTGCATTGTATCGGTGCAATGAATCGTTTTATGATCACCTTTGAATATTCTGTACCCAAAATTTTCGACATCATGATAAAGATTAATAGGGCTTATCTGAATGGTCCCGTAATCATAAAGCTTTCCGTATTCGTAAACATCAATGTTTTTCAATCCTTCCATATGTTCAACCATCCAAGAACCGCAACCGATACGCAAAGAAGGTCTTTCGAATTGTAGCTTTTTAATAGTTGCCAGGTTGAAATGATCACCGTGAATGTGAGTAAGTAAAAGTAAATTAATATCGTACAAATGAGGCTCTATTTTTGAGAACGGGACACCACAATCAACCAAAATAGAACCATGGTACAGCACTGAATTTCCAGTGCTGCCCGTGGCTATTACTTTATACATTAGATTTGAATCTTTTGGATTGGCTTCTTTGGCTCGTCCTGAAGAATAATTTCAGCCTCGACATCCTCGGTTCTTTGGCCTAATACTTGATCTGCGTAATCATTATCATTAGACATAGCTCTTTCCATCTCGGTTGACATTACTCCATAAGTCCCAAGCAAAGCTTTTAAAACCGTTTTCATTGCCATTTTTGGACGCGCTAAAGGATCTGACCATTTAGAGCTTCGTGAACCTTTCTTTTTATCGTATTGATACGACTTAGAGAAGCGTATTGCATGAGCTTCTATTTCGTCAGTCGTCATGTAAACTGAAGCAGAGAAACCAGCGATTAATTCAAGATATGCAACATATCCAACAACTTCACCTTTTGGATTTTCTTTTAAAAACTTAGATTCACCCGTGAATTTATTACGGTGCATTTCGCCATCTCTAACCTCTACCGCATTAATGAACCTGTACGCGCCTGTCCTGATTGCGAGCTGAATGAATCCTTTATAGCCCATCTGAAACGATGGTACGCCATTGTAAGCTATCACATAAGCATAACCAAGGTTTTTATTCAATGGCAAATTTAAAGCCGTTGCATTCATTGCGCATTTCATTAGTGTTGACGGGTCACACGCTGCGAGCTTATTATCACTGTCGCACATTGCGATAAGATTACTCACAAACGTTCCTTTATTTTCTTCTAGTGTTTTTTCTAGAAAATTTGAAGTGTTTGGATTACTTAAAAAATTCGCGATTGTTTTTACTGGTGTTGTAGTCATGGTTTTTATTTTGTTTGGTTATTTTTAATATTATATGCTATCTCAAAAGGGCATCCGCTATCGTGATGCTCTCCTCCATAATCTTCTTTTGAGCAAAAAGGACAAGATTTTTCAGTGTCATTATCAATCAAAGCCTCGGCTAAATAAATTGCACTTTCCATGATATTTTTTTTGTTTTGGTTTATTCAAAATTAATATTTTATAAATAAGCATAGGCTTTTAAACCTATGCTTTAAAACATGTTTAGATGTTTTTATATTCGATGCCTTGAGATTTCATATATTGCCCAAGGGCTTTAAGTTGGCTCATAGTTCCTGACACTTCAAATGATGCTTCAAAAGTTTCTTCTTTGATCACTTCTTTTGGAGCCTGGAAGACTTCTTTAATTTCCTTCGGTGCAACCGCATTAATTACTGTATTTAAAGTAACAGGATCGGGCTTAACTTCTTCTTTTAAAGGCTGCGCTATTGCGTCAGTATTGGCTAAGTCTGCTGCCTTTTTCAATCCCTCTTCTTTGATTCGTAGAGCTTCATCTTTTACCGCTTTAATCTTCAATTCTACAGAGATAAATTCCTTTCTAAAATCACTATCAGATAACGACTCCACGCCTGACTGTTTAAAGAAAATAGAGTCATCACTAATAAAAGTAAACGATTTGATAAGGTCGGAATAAACCATATCTAATCTGCGCAAAGAAGATTCCCTAGAAATAGTTCTATTTTGCAAAATTCTTTCTTTCTCAATTCGCTCTTTTTCTTTACGATCGCGAACCGTTGTAATAGCCTTAGAAGCATTTAGAGTCAGCTTGTATTCTGTCATTGTTTCGGCTTGATGCTTACCAGACTCGATTAATTGCACATCATCTTTGACTCTCAAAACAAACTCATTACAAATTTCTTTGTATTTCTTTTCAGTGGTGGAAAGGTCGAATTTAAGATTAAGTTGAGAGAGTTTAAGGAAGTCGATTTTTTCAGTCAAACAAAGCTCTATGAAATACCTTTCGATATTGGCCTTTTTTTCGTCCTTAATTTTGATTTCGAAAAACCCTATTTTAGTCTTTAGAATATCATCAGCATTTTTATACTGAGTTAGAATGTTTTCCTTATAAGAAGCTTTAGCCTCATCAATAACAGAGGTTACAGGAAGAAACGCGGCCTTAACATCTTTGTCTATTACTGACTTCTCCTTATTTAATTCAGCTCTTAACGACTTTAATGTTTTAATGGTATCGATAGTAACAACCTGATTCTCTAAATTCAAGTCTTCAATACGCTTTGATACTTCTTTCCCAGCTTCAATAAATTGGTGAACAATTACAGGAACTTGGGTTAATTTGATTTGATTTTCCATTTTAGTTGGGTTTAAAAGTGATTTTAAGTTTTCTATTTCAATTTTGGTATTCTTGATTTCTTCGCGAGTATCTCGGATATCTCTCAAATCATAAAGCCCTTTTAGCTTTAGTTCTAAAATTAACAATTCATCTTTCATTTTGATTTGGGTTTAAAATTAAAGACTATTCATTAATCGATCAGCTTTGCGCCACCTGATAGCATTTGTTTTATCATCCATTGGAACAATTACGGCTGTCTGAGTTGGATCTGCAAACCTCGCGGCCTCCTGTTCTTTAGCAAGCTTTAATCCTAATTGGTCAGCCGTCAATACTTCCTCTTTTTCTATTGATGCGACTCTAATTCGATGGGTTGATTTCATAATCTACAAATAAACTGTTTCGATTAATACTATAATTATCAGCGCAATTGCACAAAAACGGTACTCATAAATTTTAGCTTTCATCCGGTTCGATTTTAACTAATTCCCACTTAAGCCCCATTGGTTTAAAGAACTCGTTTTGTGCTTCAATGGCTCCCAGACGACTTTTAATCTTCTGAGGGAAATCCTTTTCCTGAAATCCATGCAGATCACAAAAGTTTCTTTGCGTTCCGAATTTGGCTTTAATAGCCTTTTTGATAATAGCTTTGTTTTGACTCATTTGATTTATTTTGTGGGGCTAATTAAAGCCCCTTATTATTAATCTGAATTATATCTTTTCGTATTCTCAACATTCTCAATAGTTTGCTCAATACCCAAGTCTTTTAAACAAGCTACATAGCCATCTTCAAAACCTACCCTTCTCATCAATAGGGATCTTTTATCGTTCTTATCGGGTGGATATTGCTCCATAAACTCAACTGCTTTCTTTAATACTGTTGTATATGGCCTTTTTACAAAAAACCAATGTTTAAATAATTTCATATGCTTGTTATTTTATTAAATTAATTATAAAATGCAACCCTGTTAGATTCTGTCATTTCTAAACACCATTTCTTAAAATCAGTTTCCTTATCCCAAAACCACTCTTTAATCTCCCAAGCACCGCCACCTATTGGCTTTACTGCTGATTTCGGAAACCAAAATAAACGCTCTAGCTTATTGCTATATTGTCTGTATCCATTTTCGTCTTTACCTAATACGGTTTTTGCTACGACTTCTATCCTACAAGCCTTTTCTGTCGTTAGGCATTTGGCTAATGTGGAGTTGTTTGAAAATATCGCTATCATCTCGTAAACTTTAAATATTATTATCTCATTTCGTTGATACAAATTACGGTAATTAAAACCGATAAAACAAACCTTTTCTGTTTTATTTTCAGATTACAGCAAAAAAAAAGCTACCTGATTAGGTAGCTTTAAAATTTGATATGAATATTGTTGATATATTTTACTTTCCATTATGACTACCGCCATATTTCTTCTTGTCTGGTATTAGAGAGTTTAGCCATGTGATTAATTTAACTAATGGATCTTTCCATTTGGTAGGTATAAATCTATTAACCAACCACATCAAAAGAGCTATCAGCCATATCTTATTGTCTATAATGAATGATAGCAAATCTTGACTCTGCCTGACCTCTGCAATTACTGAACCGACACCATCCTGAGGCGCGAAAGTTGAAATAATTTGAGGAGTTGAAGCGTTTTCGATATTTACAACATTGCAATTGTCCTGTTTTGCCGTAGCATAGGAATATTGATTTGTAGATACAAAAACGGCCATCACCAGCAACAGCATTGTGATAAATTTTTTCATTAGTTTTTGATTTAATTAATATTAATTGAACTGCAATTTACTTATCTTTTTAAATCTTTCCAAATTTGTATAACTTCGTGGCGTTTCATGCTTCCGTAAATCATAACGCCTCCGTTTTGATCTGGAACAAAACCACCGCCTTTAAACTTACGATTATCTTTAATCTTCTGTTCTTCTATCAAGTCACCTGATACGTTTACGATGTCGGGATTCTTGTTTTTAAGGTATAATAAACCTGCGGCCAACATGCCAGCTAAAAAGGCAATTATTGAATTTTTCATGCTATTGAGTTTTAGGTTGAAATTCTATGTGAAAATGATTTGATTCTAAAACAACATCGAACTCAGAGCCTAGAGCATTTCTTAAATCAAGCTCTATGCAGTCCAATTCAGGAGCGCTAAACATTCTAGTTCTAACATCACCACCGAACCCAACGAAATGAAGAGAGCCGCGCCCATGGTCGCCTCCCGTGCACTCTGTTATTATACATTCTGATCCGTATTTCTTATAAACTTCATCTACGATATTAAAAGCTAATACCATTTCAGGCTGAATGCCTCTAATTTTTGCACCTGGTTTAATTTTCATGATTAAAATATTAGTGTGATTAAATAAATTGATAATACGCTTGATGATAGGCAGATTAATAAGCCTAATCTTTTGTAGTTTTTATCGCTCATGATTAAATTTTTGGGTTTGGTTAAATTATTTTATTGGTTTACAATTCTTTTCATCGTGACAGGATATAAGCGGATATTGTTGCATAAAACTTGCACCTCTCCAATATTCACCTAATTCTAAAACTGGTTTTAATTTGCCACAAATAGAACACTTTTATTTAGTTTTCATGGCTCATTTCCTCCTTGATTTATCTAATTGTTTTCTAATATTCAAACCATCCGTAAGCTCTTTAATACTGCCCCCTGTATCAATCTTTTTCCTTTCTCTGATCTCGTTGACTTCTGCAGGTTCAGAATTTTCAAACATCGATGTGCGATTAATTACATACGACTCTAACCACTCTAATATTTTAGCCATGGATAAAGACTCATAAGTCTTTCCGTATTTGCCTTTTTTTATGCCTGTGAAGAAGAGCTTAAAATCTGCCATGGTCAAATAATAATAATCATCAAGAATAAAGAAAGCACATTCCTCAATTTGATCGACACCCATGGTGTTTTTAATATTCAATGAGATGTTTAGGTCTGCAATCCATAAAGCAATAAAAGAAATAGTTGATTCTTCGCCATGGTGTTTTTTAATTCTTGCAATACTAGGAGTCTCCGAATTTTTGACTGATACCAATATGTCGTTTTCAGTCTTGATGTGCCTAAGATCTATATTTGCTGCCTTTGGAGATAGATTTATAAACGACTCAGGACTTGAATATTTTTCAATTCCTTTAGGTTTTTTATAGATTTCAAGATTTGCCATTATTTATATTATTTTGATGTTTCTTTAATAATTCCTCATAACCATTTGGAATATTTGTTTTTTGACCTGCAGCATTTACGCTTTTCATTTTCGGAACCAGCTCATTAAATTTACTATTCATTATCTTGATTGATAAATTTTCGTAAACCCAATCGTCTGCGGCCTTAACTTTATCGATAAAGGTATAGAATAGCTTTAATACTTCCTGATCGCTATGACCGCCTGAAATAGTTCTTATTTTCTGAATCAATTGATTTGTCGCTGTTGCTTCTGCTGCCGTCCAATAAAAATCGACTCCTTTTTGATTTTTATAGTAATCTAAAAAGTATTGTTTGCATTCTGGGAATATTTCTTCCTTTCTTTTTTTAGCGGAACTTTTTTTCTTTTCACTTTCAACAGGTTTTTTAGTTTCAGATTCTAAAATCTCTAATTCTAACTTTTCCGTTTCGGGAAAAGAAATAGTTTCTTTACTAACATTACCACTAACACTACCACTAACACTACCATTAACACTAACATTAACAGTAGACGAAACTGAACGGTCGTTAACGGTCGTTGCTTTTCGATTGGCTTCGTTGGCGTTTTGTTTACGAACTTCAGCGGAACGTTTACCTGCTGATTTTCGTTGCTCTTGCTTACCTTCCCACTTCTTTAAATCCCGTTTAAGGCTTTGTTTTATCGGGATGAATGCAAGGTTTACAAACGGATCATCGCATTCAGGCGCTTCATCATTCACATACGAAAATATGTGCTTTAAAAGCTTTCCAGCTTGCTCATTTGTCAAAGCCTCGACCACCTCCTTACTGTCAGAATAAAGGATGAATGAGTTTTTATTTTCTGCCATTATTCAGCCTCCTTTGAATCTCTTTGTTTGAAATAACTATCAATCAATTTTTTTCTGAATGATTTAATTGATTTTACATCTTTTTCTTTTACGTCGAAAAATTCTTTTAAATCATCTCGTGATTCAATCTGCTCTAATGCAGCGTTTAAAATCATATTAACCCTTTGAATAGTTCTTACAGACGTGTTAATTTCTATTTTCATTTCGAATCCTCCACTTTTAAGGTTGCTGTAAAATTAGTAACACTACTTCCTTGCCATCTATGAGCAGGGTATGATAATGGGTTCTCCTCAACGTGCTTAATCCAATAATCACTAACACTTTCGGATATATCGTTAATCACAGATGATACCATTACTTCTTTTTCAACTGGCTCTAATTCATTAATCCCTGTTCCATCTAAATCAATTATTATTCTCATTTCGAATCCTCCTTTGTAAACTGATTTAAAAACTCTCTAATCAATGATGACAATTTAATATCATCCTTCTTTGCTTTCTCTTGAGCCTTATCTAATAAGTCTTGAGGAAGTCTAAACCTAAAGTAACCGTTTTGTTTCATTTGGTAAATGTAGTCACAATTAATGTTATCACAAAACAATCATTAAATTAATTTCAATTATCTTTGAGTATGAGAAAAAAGAACCCAATAAACGAAGCATTGAAAAAGGAGCTTAAAGCGTTTTTAAGCCGTTCAATAGGTGAGACAATAGAAGAAGTAGTATTTAATAAGATAATGCCTACAGATCGTTCGTATCGTGCAGATTATTGCATTTTAGATAAGAAGATAATCATAGAGGTGAACGGTGGGCAATATAACGGAGGTAGACACACGAGAGCTGGAGCCGTGAAAGGTAAAGTTTATACTCAGTATGAAAATGATTTAAACAAGCTTAATTTAGCTCAAAGGAATGGCTGGAAAGTTTTTCAATTCACTTATCAAATGCTTGCGAGGCGTGTATATTTGGAAATACTGAAGGGATTATAAAAAGAAAAGGAGCTGAAAGGCTCCTTATTTTTTTTGTGCATTTAGACTGAGAATGTAATCATAGATCTTATCTACCTTCTTTTCATACTTCTCATAGTTGTTATCTATTTTATCAGAATTGGCCTTTATGAGTTTGTTTTGATCGTCATTTCTATCATTAACATAGGTGATTTCAGCCTTTTTATCCATAGCCTCTTTGAGAGCTTTCTTTTCTGCCGCATCACTTGAGAGACTCATGGTAACAAATACAACACAGATTGGAACTATTATAGATATGGCAACATTAAGCCATTTGTCTTTATTTCTTTGTGTCATACCCGACAACTGTTAAGATGATTAATAAAATTACTGTATAGATAGACACATGAAGGATTTTAGACACATCAATAAGCCCAGAAGCAACCCCTAATTCCGTTATAAATTTAACACAATAAATTAAGAAAGCAATAACACACAGCCGCTTATCTGTTTTTGTGATCTTATACCAATACAAATCATATAAAATAAATGCAGGGAATACACAATCTTTTGCAAAATAAAAGACGTTCCAAAGTAGAACGTCTTTTGAGAATAAAGCGTAAAATATAGTCATTGAAACCCACAATAATAGTGCGTGCTTGAATTTCATTAGTGAGTGATTGGTGGTTTACCTGGTCTTATATCCTCGTTATCTTCACCAATAGGTTCTTCATCCTTACAATAATTCAAATTTAATTTTTTCATGATATAATTTTTAGTAAATATTTATTCTACACGATAACCGCCTAGCATGATTTGAAATGACAATAGGCCCTGTATTGCATCCTGAACAACAGCCTCTAAATTTTCAAATTGTTTAAGCTCAATAGCTGCACCTACTTTTGTAAATGTCAATCTAGTTACAAAACCATTTTCGCCTTGAGCTGGATTTAATTCTGCTGAAGGATCGAAATCAAAAGCAAGGGCTTTCATATCCCTATTGTTTTTAATATTGAATATATTAATTTGCTCTGATCCTGTCTTTCTGAATAATAATCCTCTACCTAATGCCGTAAGATCTCCGAATTTAGTTAGAGTTATTGGATCTGTTGTGACGCACGTTACTATCATCCTTGAAATATTAGTCACCGATGGAGTTGAAGGAGTTCCCAATCTATGCTTAAATATCTGAGGGGTACCTGATCCATTAACATTCATTTTAATAGTTGCAACAATCACCTGTGACCCTGCTGTATATTCAAAATCGATTTGATTATCAAGCGTAATTGTATTGGTTGCAACTAAAAGAACGGTTCCTTGGTAAAATCTATCAGACCCCGAATCTATAATCCTAATATGCTGACCTATCACAAAGCCTGTAGAGTTAACAACGTCAATAGTGTAGTCGTCTATAACAGTTTCAACATCCAATATAGTAGCTGCAATTTCCTGAGCCATAGGAATGATGATAAGCGGTGAAGTTCTGTCTTTAGATTCCGATTTGTTTTCAGAAATAAAATCACCCGTGCCCTTTTCGAAAGATGCAAAGTCAGCGTAAAAATTGCCATCACGGTCTTTTATTTCAGTGATTAGAATATTTAACAGATAGAAAGTTCCGTATATTTTATTTTCAATTGTCACCCTAGTAGGGCTATCTATATCGTCTAATGTTCTGACGAATCCAGAATCAGGTTTTAGCTCTTGAAGTGCTGCACCCTCCCCAATCCACCATTTACCATTTACGTCTCTATAAAAATAATTGTCCATAATTAAAATTTTAATTTATAAGTACAAATTTCGTTAAAATAATCGATTTAAACAATTACGCCTGAGTTTGTTAATTTATCTTTCTTTTCTTGATTATCAGAGGACAAAAATACTTGATTTAAAGTTATTTCAGAGCTAGAGAACTCAGGAGCATTTACAATTGCGAGATCTACCTGAACTAATTCTGTCCTTGTTTTCTTATTATTCCCTGCTTGATAATTAGATAGTTCATTTAGTCTATAATGACTATTACCGTATCTAACAGTCTCTAGGTAAATTATATCATTAAAATCGATTTCTGAAACGTCCTTCGATGTTAAGTCAAACTGAGAAACTAAAAACATTGAATCGTCATTAGTCGTCAGCTCTTCATCATTCTTATATAATCCATTGTATAAATTGCCTGTTATGCTTTTTTTACCTGCTACAGATTCAGAGTAAGTGTCTTTTTCATCAAATGAAATAATTAAATTATCTGTTGTGTTAATAATGAAATCATGATTATATCTTGATGATAGTACATGTAAATTATCTATCGACAAATCCCTTGATCCTTGATCGTCCAATCCGTATGTAAGCCCACCTAAATAAGAAGATCCAATAAACAAAAATCTAGGGGTTAATTTAGTGTTGTATTCTCCATCACTATTTAATAGACTCAAGAATCTATCAATTAAAATACTATTAGATATATTTAATTGCTTTGTAACGACTGTTTTTGTGTCAGAAATCACCTCTATATCACTTATTACTGAATTGAATTGCTCTTTATAGTCGATATTATGCAGATCGTTAGATTCCAAAAATTTAAACTGGCTTACTTCCGAGGTTCTTGAAAGCAATGTTGATAGTTCAATTTCATCCTCATCAACTTTACCGGATAGATCGAAAAAAGGACTAACATAGGAGCTGTTAAATTCGTTTGCAGTCGTCATGTGAATATTATCACCATCACTAGTGGTTATTGCATTAAACAACATTACAACATCATTAAACAAATCTATTTTCTTGTAATTTACAGGAAGTATTTTATCTGAAGTTATAACAGTTGGTGTGTCTTCGTTATAATAAGAATCAACTTTCTCAATCTCAATATTTGTAGTTCCATCTGATGAGCATGTCAAAGGACCTTCACCATTTGGCAGTTCGTTAGTTTCGAATCCTATAAATAAAGATGTAGTTCCGCCCTGGAGCTTAAAAGAAGTCTTAAACGTAGCCTCATGGAATGATGTTCCTGATAGGATTATTCCTGCATCTGGATCAGATCCAAGATTTATAAGCTTTAAGTCTGTTGTTATAAGTGGTGATATGTCGCCAGTATGAAGTATTATTTTTGGTTTAACCTCTGGATTTGGCACTCCCACCCCCCCCGCAGAATCTTTTTTTA